CCAATCTCACCAATCATACGACTTGTAGGATCGCCCGGATCAACCGCTTCTGCTATTCCAGCGCCAATCCCTGCTGGCACACCTAGACCAACCTCAACACCAGCAGTTGTCGCTGGATTTCTTGCCTGTGTTTTTACGACTGTATCTAATATTTCTGCTCCTACGTTTGACTTAGGTGCGGTTTGTGTAAGTGCGTTTACAGCCGATACATTTCGTGCAGCAGCAGCGATAGGTAAAACCGTTCCAGCCGTTTGCCCGACAACCTCACCACCAACAGCGAAAGGTCGTTGATCTGCTGGTAAGTCCTCGACATTTTTGTAGCCAATATCAAACAGGTTTGACATTGTGTTTCGAAGAAACTGAGAGCCGCCTACTGGATTTTCGCTGATTGGTTGAAAGCCTTGCTCACCGGGAAGTAAATTACCAAGGCGAGGTAATTGATTTATGATATCAACAGGAGCGCCAATAATGTCAGCCAAGCCGACGTTGACTCCTTTGAGTGTCGCCCCTGCTTTTTCGACGCCAGATGACTTTCTAACTTTAAGGTATGCTTTCCTGACAGTTTCAAAGTCTTCGGTTCCAGCTTTATCTTGGTTATTAACTAACCAAGTAGCATATTCTTTTGCACTTGCCATTACTTTGATAACTCCAATATTGCGTCAGCCGCTATTTCTTCTGCGCTTTTTTCATCATTTTCATTAAAGTTTTTAAGGGCATTTTCAGCACTCAGCTTGTAATTAACCAAACCTCTTAGCTGTCCTCTCAAGGCAATAGCCGTACCTTCTCCATCTTTTATTTCAGCAATAGCGATGTCGTTGGCAATGACTTCTATTGTATCTTGGATATCAGGTAATAATTCTTTCAGCTTGGAAACGAATTTCGGGTTGCTATCTGTTGACTGTGGAAGAATTTTATCAATTTCATCCCTAGCATACTTAGCACCTCTAGGAGCAAGCGCCCTAACCATTGGTACTTTTATTTGGTTGTTTGCATTAGCAATAAATGCACTTTGCCTTGATCTTTCTTCGCTTAAAGGTAGGCCAACAGTAAAACCAAGAAAAGCATTAGCCAAATCAGTGACGACACCTTTCACATCACCGCCAGCAGCCGTTCCAATGTCAAATTTTTCGCCTTCAACCTGACCCTCAGTTTGCTCAATAACATTCTCAATGCTTTCCACGGTGTCCATTGGTGGAAGAGTGGTTTGTTCAATTTTTTGTGGTTTTGCTATAGTGTACGCGCCTTGTTTTAGCACGAGGTCAAATGAATCTTGGTCTTTAGCGTTAATGTTAAATGGCGTATTTGCTGGAATAACCCTATCACCAATTTTTACCTCTTGTGGGGAAACCATAGTCAAAGCTTCAACTTTTGCTGATGTAGGTGCTTTTCCTGTCAGCACAAACGTTTGCAAATCATTCCCTGTTAAACCTTGTTCGGTTCCAATAGCTTGCCTTTGCTGAAAAACGTTTGGTTTGTTTGCCGCCGCCTTTCGTGCATTTATCTGTTGAATTAAAGCTGGTTGTTCTCGAATAGGCGTCGCTGCGATTAAGGCTTTTTCTCTTTCTGTAAACCCACCCTCAGAGACCAACTTTTGTACTAGCTCTTTACGCTTACGTTCTTCGTCTGCTGCTGAAAACATGTTAAAGACTTGTGCGCCTTTAGCTAATCCTTCAGCAGTACCAACCTTTGGTATTGCAGCAGCAGCAGATAGCAAACCTAAAAACCTTGGGTCTTGCAACCTTTGTAAAAAAGTTGATTCCTGACCTTGCTGGGGTTGGTTTGCAGACGTGTTAAAAAGGTTCTGCCTAATGTTTTGAAAAAACTCCATTATGCTACTCCTTGAACTTCCTTGCCCAAGCCATCGTAATCGAGCATCAAGTAACCAGATGAATGTTTGTGAACGTGTTCAGGATAAACCTGTTGAGCTTCTTGAGCGATGAAACCAAACTCACTACCAAGCAATTCATCGTCAAACGATCTAGCTGTCTCGTTCCAATCCCAAGAGTAAATGTTAAGGCCATTCTTATGAACGCCAATCTTAGTTATGTTCTCTTTCAAACGCTCATCACTAAACAACCCAGCAAGAGCCGCCGCCGTTGTCGCTGCTGAAGACGCTTGATCTAAAAAGCTAGGATTGTTTGATTGGTTTTGCGTCGTTGTTTGCCCAAACAGACCACTTCCCATACCAGCAGCTTGTAACAACGCATTAATCTTGTTTTGATCGAGTACATTTTGCTGATTAGCTTGTTGAGCAAGAGCGTTTAGCCCAGCCTGATCTACACCACGAGCTAAACCGCCAAGCTGTGCTGCCTGAGAGATAAGCGCTTGATCTGCACCCAGTAAGCCAGGTGCTGCACCTATTGCAGCCAATCGTGTACGTGCATCTGCCTCAGAACCAGCTAGAAGTGATTGTGCAGCATCAAGCTCTAACGCTCTGTCTCGTTGTAAGTTTTGTGCAAGAATTGGTGCAATCCCACTACCTATTCCCTCGCCTAATGAGTCAGCAAAACTGTCAGAACCTAATCGCCCACCGAGAGCATATTGAGAGCTAACGTTGTTTATAACGTCAGCAAGAGCGTCATCTATTTGCATCTCTAACCTAGCATTTGTGCCGCCTGTTTGAGCTATGTCTTGAATAGTTTGTAAAGCAGTTGGATCAATGCCCTGATCCATCAGTCCACCAAGGTTTTGTTTTGCAGAAGTTAAAAACGCTGGCTGTGTGTTTAATAAAGATTGCGCCTGTGTGATTGCAGACTTTTCACCAGCAGAAAGGCCAGCCGTTCCAGTTAAAGATGCCGTAGGATTAAAGTCAGCTACCGCACCAAAAGCAGATTGAATTGGCCTAAATTGATTATATGCAGCCGCCACTTCTGCTTCGATTTCTGGTGGTAGTGATTGAACATTTGTGACTGTTTGTGTGCCGCCGCCTTTGCTCATCCTAAAGTTCCTTCTTATAAGTTATGTAAGCTTGCCCCCAGCCCAACGGTTCAAGATACCTTGACCACGCTCGTCTGCCGTAAGCTTCTAGTTGATTGCATCCATTGCGCTTTGCGTGTTCCTCAACAGCTTCTTGCGCCAAATGAAGCCATTCTTTCATGCGAGTACCGCCCAAGAAATCCATCGCTAATGCGTTTGCCTGAGGGTAAGTAATTATTCGTGTTGTAACTGCACCGACAAACTCACCTGACTCTTCGTCAACAGCTACCCAAACAACATAAGCACCAGCCAAAGCACCAACATAAACATCACTAATGTCTATGATCTCTGGGTTAAGACTTACTGCCTTGTTAAGAATAGGTGAAATGTGCGCCCATACTTCAGGTAGCAATTTTGGGTGAATAGCTGTGAATTTCATCCGATAACAATGTAAAGAAAAGTCCTGTCTGACTGTGAGTTGTTTGCATGAGTAATCGTAAAACTCTGCTTTGCTCTTGCAGATAAGAACATCGTGCCGTTGCCTTGTTCAGCAGCAGCATTTGCCGTAGTCGGCGTAAATAATATAACGCTGTCTTGTCCAACGCGAAAATCTGTGACCGCCGTAGATGCAGCGCTTGCCGTAAGCGTTACACTGCCCACAGCGTTAAACTTGCCGTCCACCAGTAAGTTAACAACTTGCGCCGTTTGCCTTGGGTCAGCACCCGAAGCTGGCAGTTTGACATAGTTAAAATCTGTCATCTTTTGCCCATAGCGCTTGCGTCTATATCTACTCCTAACGCATATCGCCAATCGCCGTTTACACTCACACGTATGCGGTGATACCGACCACTACCCCTAATCGGGCAAGTGTTGTCATTGTTCAGCGTTACAGCAGAACCAAAAGTAAAGCTGTCTATTTGCCGTGAACGTGAGGCAAGCTGTGATGTTACAGTTGGCGCTGATCCACCCTTGGTTGTGACATAAGGCGTTACACTGCGAATGAGTGATTGCCGCATATTGGCTGGTTCAAACTCAGTTGTTTCCAAGGTTGCCTCTAGTGGCGCACCAGTAATCGTATGTATCTTTTTATCTTTACCAGCAGAAAGTTGAAAAAACCCACCAGCGTAAAATCTACTATCTAGTGAGGTTGTTAAACCTTCTAACGTGCTGCTTATGCCATCCAAAGCCTCAACAGAAAAACTTGGTGTCAACGAAGACGATAACAACTCGTGATCTAATTCAACCAACGCCCACTTTTGAACAGCGTAGTTGTAAACTATAATACGATCTGGATTGCCTACACCGTTGATTGAAGGATAGCCCCACATAACGCACTGGTTTTCTGGGTCTATTGTACAAGTTATTCTGTCAGAGTTATCAAAGTCTAAATCATCAAAGAAAAACTGGTCTACCTTCTCAGCGCCAATCGGTATGCTTTTCTGTCCATTGAACATAAAGAAACCATCGTCAGCAAGATAAAATACCTGTGACGCACCTAATGATGCAACGCTGTTTGGGTAGTTACACCCATGATTTGTCTCCACCTTTTCAAAGGTGAATATTAAAGGAGAACCAACGTATTGCATCCGAGCAATCGCTTTTTCTAATAATACAACGCCATACTCACCGCCAACTAAGCCAGTGATTTGCCCAGCATCAGGTATGTCCTGAAAGTCAGCTTGGTTTGTACCAATCGTCCAGCTTGTAGCATCGTTAATCGCAGACCAACGCACACGAGAGCGATGAGTACCACCGCTATACGAAACATTGCCTGTTACGACAAAGTCACGAATAACAGCTAATTCTCTAGCTGCTGGCGCACCGCTTACCGCTGCAAACGCTGAGTCTGTGCCAACCGTAAAGCCCTGCAAAGTGTCACTGTCAGAACCACCAGCAATAACTTCGTCGCCAAACCTGACAAACTTCCAGTACATATCTCCTGTCATGGCATAGCCAGAGTTTATACTGTCTAAATTAAAGTTTGTTGTGTTTAGCTTGTATAAATCGTCGTCATCACCAGCAAAAGTAATAACACTACCGTCGTTCAATTTAGTCGCAAAAATGCCACGCAGCCTTTCCGTAGCCGCACCAGAAACTTCTGTAAGACTTGCAAAAGGTCTATAACCACGCGCTGCTGGTAATACATTCTTAGCAACAGTAGAACCGGGGTTTTGCAGATCAGATTGATCTGGTAGCCATTCGCCAAAAGGTATCATTGTCCTAACCAAACTCCTGTTGCGGAAGCTGGTGTTTGCTCCACAAATGGTATTGTTGTTGATGGAACAGTATCCGTCCAAACTTCGTTGCCAGGTGTGGTATCTATCCAATCCTCACCCAACAGTTTACCTGTCGCTGTTCCTGTTATTGCTATGCTTGGCGTACCAGCCATCGCTGCTGTGTAAACTGCATTACCTGTCGCCGTGACCGCAACATCGACAGCAGATGCAACACTAAATACAACCGTTGGTGTCGCTGTCGCC